TGGTTATGCACGGCACAAACCCTGCTACAGGATCTCTCGCTGGTACACTCATCGGAACAAACTCTTTCGATACAAACTCTGATGTTACTTCCGTAACATACGACAACACTGATCCTGAAGGAAATGTTGCTTCTGTAGTTGCTGCACTCGGCGATTATGACTTCAACGGCTTCGTAATGGATAAGACATTCGCAGCTGATCTCGCAGCTCTCAAGGTAAACGGCGTACCTCAGTATCCTGAACTCGGATGGGGCGCTACACCTTCTACTATCAAGGGCGTACCTGTTGACATCAACACAACTGTTTCTGCAGTTACTGGCGAGCACGCTTATGGCGGCGACTTCAAGGGCGCTTTCAAGTGGGGCTATGCTGATGTCATCAACTTCGAGGTAATCGAGTACGGCGATCCTGACAACAACGGCGACCTGAAGAGATACAATCAGGTTTACCTCCGTGCTGAGGCTTGGATCGGATGGGCTATCCTTGACGGTGCAGCTTTCGCAAGGATCGAGACGACAGGCTCAGGTTCTTAATTATGCGGTTCCGTAACGTCAAGACCGGCGCGATAATTGACGCACCTTCTATGCTTGGCGGTAATTGGGAAAGAATAGATGTTGACAAGGCTCCTGCAAAGGAGCCTGTCTCATCTTTGCCTATTGCTGAAGAGACAGAAGAAGTCAAGCCGGCAAAGAAACCCAGAACAAGAAAAACGAAGAAATAAGAGGGCAGAAACAATGTCAGATTATGCAACTATTAACGACATCACTCAGCTGAAGCGCAGTCTGACAAGCGACGAGCAGAACAGGGCAAGACATCTCATTCCTATTATCAGTTCTCTGATCAGATATGAAGCAAAGAAGTCAGGAAGAGACTTCGATGAGATGATCTACCAGTCCGAGCTCGTTTCCATTGTCGATGCTTTCATAGGTGATGGAGAAGATGCGACATTCACTTTGTCGAATTTTTCACAGGGCGAGGTAGTCGTTACTGTAAACGGCGAGGAGTGGAATCCTAACGGATATACCATCGTCGGAAGGACTCTGACATTTTCAGGGCTTATTCCTTCAGGTGAGATCCTCGTAATGTACCAGTACAGAGCCCTTGCTGATGTAGTTCGCGGCGTGGTCTGTGACATAGTGATGCGCGAGCTGAATACTCCCGGCAATCAACTTCCTGCCACTTCCTATAGTGAAACGGCCGGAAGCGTCTCGCAGTCTTATAGCTTGCCTAATTCAAGCGGTTCGATCAAACTTTGGCCTTCTGATCTGAAGACTCTTGGTCTCAAGAGACAGAAGATAGATGCCATCGACCTCATGACACCGAGAAAATGGGGGTGTTGATATGCTTCCATCCTTCTGTAAAGACACAGTCATGAGAATCCGACCGACAACAACGCAGTCACGAGGCTCGACGATTCTTGTCTATGAAGAAACATCATCAACCACATTGTTGATAGGCGGATGCTCTATGCAGCCGGCTTCAACAAGTCTGTCGGAAGACGGACGTGTTCTCGGCATAACTGACACATATACTCTTTTTGCTCCGCCTGATGCTGATATTGAGGCAGGCGACAGGATCAAGTTCAAGGATAAGGTTTACACCATCCAAGGTGATGTCAGAGTTCAGCCGTCCGCAGGCCGATTAGACCATATAGAAATCACTTTAAGGAGATACTCAGGCTGATGGCTACTGATATTAGGATCGAATTTAATTCAGAAGGCTTCAAGGAAATACTTGAGTCTCAAGGTGTTCACGATTTTGTGCAGACCACTGCACAGGAAATCTGTGACAAAGCCAATGCCAACAACTCACGCGGCGGCGAAGGATTCGCCACAAACGTGATCCTTGGTGGCTATGGTGGCGGCAGATGGATAGGCTTTGTGAACACTACTGATGAGAATTCACTAAAAGCCGAGTCTGAGGACAAAGCACTGACAGGAGCGATCTTATGAGCATAACAGTCCTTCGACCGTGCGACATAGAAGATGAGGTCCGTCTGGCGCTGAAAGATTATCTCACTTGCTATGTGAGACCGTTGCCTGATAACTTCACCACTCCATCTTTGCTCATCAGAGCAACAGGCGGTCAGAGCGAGAACACCATCGACACATTCATGGTGACTATCGATGCGAGAGCTGAGACAGATGCCGAGGCTTCCTCATTGATAAGAACCGCTCTGGGAGTATTGGAATATCAGACGGCGAATCAGACAGGCGCTCTTCGCAGCATATCGGTCAACTCGTTAGCGAACTGGGGGAGTGATCCGGTTCGACCTGACTTGAAATTGTGCACTCTGACCGTTCTGGTCACTGCACATAGAGAATCACTCACTATAACTACATAAGGAGATAAAAGACATGGCTTCAAACAAAGTTAATCTTGGAATCGGTCTCGCGACAGGTATGTTCTACACGGCACCTGCAGGAACCGCACTTCCTACTTACCCTTCCGAGTCGCTTGGTGCTGACTGGGCTGAGGCTGGAGCAGTCACGGCTGACGGTATCACTTGGAGCACAGGCAAGGACTCTGATCCGCTCCGTAACTGGGCGAAGGAAGTCGAGAGACTCATCGCTTCAGATGAAGGCGGAACAGTTACCGCTCCTCTGATGTACACCAACAAGGCAACACTGGAGACCATCTTCGGTGAAGATAATGTGTCCGTCACTGCAGCTACAAGTTCTCACGGTGCGCTCGTTTCCGTAACAGTAGAGCCGGGCGTTTCTGCGTCACCTATGGCTTTTCTTTTCATCATGAAGGATGGCGACGATATGCTGATGCTCGGAACAACCAAGGGAATCGTTCGCGAAGTTGGCGACATCGCTATGTCACCTACAGAGGCGATCACTTGGGAAGCTACTATCGAAGCAGCTGCATGGACATTCGTAAAGGATGACGGTCAGGTTACATCCTGATCTAAGAAAGGAGTTCAGATATGCCTAATGAACTAACACTTAACAGAAAAGAGAGAGAAGTTCTTATAGTCAACATCGAGGATAAGAAGTTCTCAATTCCGCTCGGCACTTCCCTGAAGAGGAAGGAACTCGCGAAATTGAACAAAGACGAAGAGGTCATGAAATTCTTCGAAAAGCATCTCGGTGCTGAGGTAATGGATGACCTTACAGTCGGCGAGATCAAGAGCATCATCGATGCTTGGACTAAAGCGACGCAAGAGTCGAGCGGTGTCAGTCTGGGGGAATGATTAGCCTTGCCAAGTTCTGCGAGGAACATGACAGGGCGTTAAATTACGACCTATTAACACAGACTAACTTCCAATTAGACGATGTCGGAGGCTCCCTATCTTGGGGAGCCTTCCGCTCGTTTATTTACGGACTTCGCACCGATAGCGCACTTGCCAGAGACTTAGGCAAGGCAACAGGGTGGGAAGACACACTGAAAACGAATTTAATTCTCGCTGACATATATGACTTGCTTCAGGTCATAAATGCGAACATCTGCCAGATGGCGAGTGGGAAACATAAAAACATAAAGCCTTACCCCAGACCGGGCGCTGAGGCTAACGATAAGAAACGCATAGGCAAGGACGCGATGCCACTGTCCAAGCTGCGTGAGTGGATAAAGGAGAGACAGAATCATGGCTAATCCGGGCGAAGTTGCAAGAGCTTTTGTGACCATAGTGCCAACCATGCAGGGCGCACAGGCCGAGATCACCAAGGAACTGACAGGCGTGACCGATGCCGCTGCCAAGACTGCAGGACAGTCGGGCGGTGCTAACTTCGGCGGCGAATTTGCCACTGCGATCAAGGGCACTGCGGCAGTCATCACGGGCGCACTGGTGGCGGCTACTACGGCGGCAGTCGGAGCGGCGGTGTCTGCCGGAAAGGCATTCATCGACGCGGCTAAAGAGACCGCGGCTTATGGTGACACTGTAGATAAGACATCACAGAGACTTGGCATATCTGCTCAGGCATATCAGGAACTCGACTATGTTCTCAATTTGGCAGGAACGAGCATGGATTCGATGTCCGCAGGATTCCGCACACTGGCTAACCAGATCGAAGCGGCAAGAGGTGGCTCTGAAGAAGCTCAGGCACGTTTTGAGGCGCTTGGTATCTCGATGGATGAATTATCCACGATGAGCACCGAGGACATCTTCAAGGCTACGATAACAGGCTTCCAAGACATGGGTGACACTGCCGAAAGAGCGGCACTCGCTCAGGATGTTCTCGGCAGAAGCGGTCAGCAGTTAGCTCCGCTTTTCAATATGACCTCCGACGCAACTCGCGAGGCTATCGAGACCGCGAACGAGTACGGCATGATATTGTCGGACGAAGGCGTGGCTGCTTCAGCTCAGTTCACAGACTCCATGACCACAATGACCAAGACCACGGAAGGTCTGAAGAATCAGATGATGGCGAATTT